TGTTAATTGTGGCAATATTGATTATTGGTTTTCCAAAAAGATGTGTAAACAATGCGCCACAGTACATTCTACGCAAAAAAGAATGGAAGAATTTGAAGATGATACAGAAAGTTTTCAGAATCTTATTCAAGACCTTGACCATGTATTTAGTCAGTACATTAGAAATAGATATGCAGATAAAACAGGTATCGTTGAATGTTATACTTGTGGTAAAAAACATACAATTGCAGAAATACAATGCGGTCATTTTATGGGTAGGTCAAATTTAAGCACTAGATGGATGGAACAAAATTGCAGGCCGCAATGTGTGGAATGTAATTACTTTAAAACTGGGAATATAGAAGAATTTGAATACAAATTACACGAAGAAAATAATGCTGTAGTTGAATATTTAAGAGAAACAGCTAGGCAAACAGCAAAACCTACAAAAGATGAGCTAAAAGGCTTAATCCTAGAATACAGGGCAAAGCTAAACTTGGTAAAAAAGAAATTTATTGAAAAATAATTTATATTTTTACGGTGGTTATCATAGTTTGTAGTTTCAGCCCCATGTTTTATAATGACATGGGGTTTTTTATCGCTCATAATTGAGCCGATTGTCGCTCAAATACGGCTCAAAGTTGCCTTATTGGGTAACTTTTGTGATTGATAAAGTTTACTATTAGAGAACTTTTGTAATGGAATTAGGGCAAATATGTTACTGATTTATATAGACTTGTAACAAAATTTGTTAATTGTTGGTAGTCATACTACGCAAGTCCTCCCCCTGTCGTAAAGCTATAACTTGACAAATAAGCAAAAAAAGGCTCCCAAGTAGAAACTTAGGAGCGATACCAGTTAAACCTTTAACTATGTCTTATGCGGATACAAATATATACAAAAATTTAATTAAATTTATTTTTTTAATTAAATTAATTAAATTAATTTTGTTCCAAAACACACAACATGGCAAGAAGCATTTCCCCCGATTCAGTTTCCAGTAAGGTTGCTGATTTAACATTAGGCGAACATCTTAGGTTAGATAACCCATACACATCTGTAATGGTTATGGTATCTAATTTAAAGAAAAAAGACGCCCACAAAGATAAATTATTTAAGATTAAAGCTACTGACAACACTACTACTGTAACCAGAATAAAATAAACCAATATTATGCATATACAAACGATTAACTACACTAGAACATTTAACTTAGGAAACTATTCTTCTGAAAAAATTGGCGTTGAATTTGCTCTCAATGAGGGTGAATCTGCTACTAAAGCCCTTGACTATGCAAGAGAGCTTGTGGAAGAGTATCACAAGCAAAATGTAATTAAATTAAAGGATTTAAATGAATTTTACCAAGAGATACCTGATGAAATTATTCCTACTCAATCTAAAAAATCTTTAGCTGAAAAAACAATAGAATTTATAAATGCTTGCAAGACTAGAGATGAGTTAAGAGCTTGGGAATTAATGGCTAAAAATAATCCAGAAGTATTGGAATCTTATAACGCTAAACATAAATCTTTATAACTATGAATTGGAATGAAACGCTAATCAGAGCAAGCTCTGTAGGGTATATAATGACCGAACCCGTAACCAAAGCGGATAAAGAAGCTGGGTTACTTTCTAAGACCGCACAAAGACATTTGCTTGATGTTTATATTTCTAATAAGTATAATAGGAGTAAAGATATTCAAACAAAGCAAATGAAAAAAGGTATTGAAGTAGAGCAAGAATCGATTGATTTATTGTCTATGTTCTTAAAAAAACCTTTTGCTAAAAATACGGAAAGATTTTCAAATAAATACATAACAGGGCTACCAGATATTATTGATGATGGAATTATTGATATTAAATCTAGCTATGACCTATGGACATTCTTAGGTAATATCCCAGATAAACTTGATAATTTATACTATTGGCAAATGATGTCATATATGTGGCTTACGGGTAAAACCAAAGCTACCATTGCTTATTGCCTTGTAAATACACCAGATAATATTATCCAACAAGAGAAGTATTATTTACTAAAAAAGCTAGATGTAATTTCAGAAGAAAGCCCAGAGTTTGTAAGAGAAGCTATGAAGTTAGAATTAAACATGAAGTTTGATGATATAGCTATGGAAGAAAGAATACTTATGTTTGAAGTTAATAGAAACGAAGATGATATTTTACGCATTGAGCAAAAAGTAGAAAAAGCAAGAGAATTTTTACAAGATATTGAAAACACCCACAAAAACTTTAATAATGGCAAAATCTAAAAAAGAAAAACAATTAAACCTTCCGCAAAATGCAGAACCATTAAACGGATGCGATTTCTGTATGCAATTTGATTATGATGAACCTCATGTAATTGGCGCAAGTGAAGATGCTGATGGAGTTTTAGAATTAATAATAAAATCTTATCTAGATGCAGGTTTAACTTTTGTATGCCCAACTACACAAAAGAAATTAAGAATATATGCTAGACCATTATCAGATAAAGGAAAAGAAATTCTAAATCAACAAAAGGAAGTTAAAATTTAACAAATGAAATACTCTTCAAGTTTTACCCATGATTTAAATTTTGGAGAAATAGCAGAAAATTGGCTTAATATTTTATTTAAAGATGGTAAGCTTATTGAAGTTAAAAGTGATAGGCTTATCCATAAAACTGGTAATTTATTTATTGAATATAAGTCAAGAGATAAACCAAGCGGATTAGCTACTACTACAGCTAATTATTGGATATACAGAATGGATATGATTGATACTGCTATTATATTGCCAACCGAATTATTAAAAAAAGTATGTAGAGTATATTATAAAAATAACGAATTTAAAATAAAAGGAGGAGATAATAATACTTCTGATGGGCTTTTAATACCACTAATAAGATTGCTAAAAGATTTAGCATTATTAAGTCAAAACGATGAAAACACTATCTAAGATTTTTTATGAGTATTAGCAAACTTGCGAGCAGCTTCAACGCTACCAAAACCCCAAGCTTTTAATGCTAATGCTTTCCTTGTTGGTTCGCCATTAGGTTTTTTCATAGCTCCAAGCATACCAGCAAAACGAGCTGCAAAAGAAACTCTGCGAGGATTAACACCAGACTTAACCGGAGCTTTTAAATTGCCACCAGTTTCAGAATTATATGATGCTCTACCTTTAGCGTTTAAGCCGCCTTCAGGATTTTTACCTTCTTTACGTTGCCAAGCTCCAGCCATAACTATTTTTTTTCTTCTGATTTAATTTTCTTTTCTTGCTTTAACATTTCTGGAGTTGGTTTTTTACCACTTCCTTTGTTAGCACGAATATTATCCCATAAACCGCGTGGAGAATACGAGCCATCTGCTCGCTTCATCATTTTTAATTTACTTTTCATATTACTTTAAACTTAATAAATACAATGTTTCAGCTATTAATGCAGCAATTTCATCTACTTGATTTTGAACCCAAGATTCTTGATAAATTTCTTTTCTTTCTTCTTGAATTGTCTTGTATAAAGATTTAAAATATTTAACTACTTGTTCTGAGTTTTTATAATCTGCTGGGCTATCAATTTGATAATTCATAGGTCTATCGTAAATACCACTTACGCTTTCTACTAATCCATCTGTTAAACCAAGGATACCATCATAAAATTTACCTAATGCTTTATGAACAGCATATGAATCGGTTTGATGGTGCCAAACAACGGCTTGTTCAAATGAATCTTTAAGATAAGATACAAAGTATGAGAATTTTTCTTCAGCCATAATATAAAATTTTAGCTAAGATACGAATTATTTCCAATTCTCAGACTTCCATATAGCCAAATCTAGACCTTTTAAATTTTCAGGGGGTGTTGGCAGGTAATTAGCTATTTCCTCCAAATTTGGGGCCTCTGTGCGATAAGGAGGCATATTCTTGAAAGGAGCGCCTCTTTTAACTTGTTTTTCGCCATAATTGTCCATTAAATAATTTAACACAGATTGCGCCGATGTCAAATTCTGCTCTTTTTGAATTATATCCAACTTATCTAAGTCAAATCTAACTCCAATTGGTTTGCTTTTTGCCATAATTAAATTAATATGTATTTGCGAAAATAGGTGTTTGCTCACCAACGTAAGCATCGAAACAGTTAAACTCAAGAAATTCCCAAGCATCTTCTTCGGAAAGTTCTT